TATGATTGGATACAAAAGCAAAGAGCCATAGAGCGAGAAATCCGAAAGCAAAAGACCACTGCAAATATGGCGAAAGCCGCAGGGGATAAACAACTTGTAAAAGACTGCAATACACGAATAAAGGCATTAAAAGCGAAATACAATGATTTAACCGAAAGTGTTGGATTGCAGAAAACGGAAGAAAGAATGAGAGTAACAAAAGCCATTGACAAATAATGGATCGTATGCTATAATAAAATAGACAGGAAGCATTGCAAGGCTTGGGATAGGAATAACCCACCTATCCCCTTGCCTGTCATAATAAACGGGTATGAGGTTACACCTTAATTGGTGTGACCTTTTTTATTTTGTCCGAAATGACGAGAAACTATGGCAGAGCGGAAAGAACCGCGAAAAAAAACTGAAAGCCAAAAAGGGGAAAATATGAAACGTGAAGATGTAAGCAAGATTTTTACCGAAGCAACACCCGAACAGATTGACAAAATCCTTGATTTGAATAGTGCTGACATTGGCAAGGCAAAAAAAGGTTTTGACGATCTGAAAGCTGATTTGGAAACGGCAAAGCAGACAATCACCGACATTAACAAACAGTATGATGATTTGAAAGCCGCAAATGCAAGCGCAGAGGATTACAAGACGAAGTATGACGAACTTGTAGCTGATAATAAGCGCAAAGCAGACGAACAGGCGGCGAGGGAACTTGAAGCGGCAGAGCGTGCGGAATTTGACGGATATTTTACCGAACAGAAAAAAGAATGGTACAATCAAATGACTGCCGACGGATATTTTGCAAAATACAGAGCCGCAAAGATTGACCCTGTGAACAAAGGTAAAATGATGGCAGACATTCTCCACAACCTCACAAAGGACGATCCGACAGCGTTTAAGGGTGTACAGCCCGAAGTAAAGCTCGGAGGGGCAAAACCTATCGGCGGCGGTGAAAACCGTATGGCTGAACTTTACAAAAATAATCCTTTCTTTAAAGGATAAAAGGAGAAAATTATGGGAATTAAATATGGCAATCTCAATGTAGATGAAAAGTATTCGGGTATTCTTGAACCGAACCTTTATTTCGACAGTATTCTTGTACCCGGTGTAACCTACACCGACAAATATCAGACAGGTCCCGCTGGTGGTATCTATGTTCATAAACTGGACACCACTGCAGTAACCGTTGGTACTCCCGGAAGAGACTTCACGGACGAAGCGTCTGCGGACACTTTGATTCCGATTCTGCTGAACAACAACTATATGAAATCCAAAAAGATTTACGGCGTACAGGCGGCGGCAGTTTCTTTTGACCTTGCAAATGAGCAGTTGTCTACTGCTACACAGGAAATCAAAGAGAGCCGCCAGCAGTCTGCGCTGGGTTGCTTGGTGAATGAGGGTACAAAGTCTACTGGCGCGGATATTACCGCAAATGCTGTTGACGCTGTACTTGATGAAGCGGCAAAGATTAAAAAGGGCAAAGCAAATGTTGTACTTTGTTCCCCTGATTTTTATGCATTGGTACTCAAAGAAAACGGCAAGGACTTCACGCCTGCAAAGAATGATGAAGTCGCCGCGACTGGTGCAATCGGTGACTTGTACGGCTTTACTTGGATTAGAGCCGCGGGACTTGGTGAAGCGGAAGCAAAGTACTATGACAGCACAGGAACTCTGAAAACTGTTGCACTCCATAAGGCGGCTACTACGGCGGCTGATGGTTCGGCAGTTGATTTCATTCTGTACAACAGCGAAACCTTGTCTATTATCGACAACCTTGAAAGTTTCCGAATCGTGGACAGTGAAAACTTTACTGGTTCTAAGGCACAGGCAGAGCTGAACACCGGTATGAAGGTTACTACTCCCGCACTTGCAAGGGTTAGAACTCACACGATCGCGAAAGGCTAAAAGGGGATGACGCGGAATGTATTTAGACTATCAAACATATCAAAACATGGGCGGTACTTTGGATAATTCCGCGTTTACTCCCCTTGTGAAAAAAGCGGAATATATCATCAACGCCCACGCGGGCGGTAAAACAGGCGAACGCATAGGCAAGCTGTCGGTGTTGCCGAATGAAGTTATTGAATGTACCTATGAAATTGTAAACCTGTTATCTATCGCCCCAGCTGATGGGCGTATGGTAATGAGTGAAAGTCAATCCCTCGGAGGGCAAAGCGAAAGTTATTCTTATTCCGTCAAATCTTCGGAGCAGATAAATGAAGAAATCGAATGTGCGATTTTCGTTTACCTATATCCGTTGAAAGTAAACGGGATTTCCGTATTGTACAGAGGTTGCAATGAAGATTAAGTTTACCGTCAAATATGGCGAAAATGTAATCGACATACCGTCCGCGTTGGAAGTCCCGAAAGGGTCGGGATTGAGTAATCTCTATGATAAGACTTTCACGATTATCAATCAGATTCCCACGTCTCAAACGATCGCGACCAAAATTGCATGGGTAAAACATACGGTTGAGCATTGCGACAAAGCGGACGGAATATTTGATAAATCCACGGGGAATATGGTTTATAAAGCAAATACCTTTACCGTGTATCTGCGAGATTGGCAAAATTACCGTGAGCCGAATTTCTCTGAAAGCGGATATTATTCTTTATATAGCACTGAAAAAGAATTATATACCGCCGCCGTGGGGGATTTGGTAATATTTCGGGAGATTGACGATCCTGCACCTACAACGATAAAAGAGTTTAACGACCTTCGTACAAAATATGCGAATGAAGGCGGGATTTTGACGGGCGTTGAAGCCTTTATAAATTATCATTCTGACCTTTCTCCATGGCGAACAAATCATATTGAGTTGATTAAGGGGTGAGTAAATGAGTAAAAATCAAGAAATTTTGGATTGGCTCAAAACTTGCCCCGTTTTCGCTGAAAGATTATATTTTGCAAGCGCGGAAGAAAATGATGGGGACAATGTAGTAATTCCCTTCGGAACGTCTGCGCGTGTAGTTTTAAACGATTACTGGGACGCAAACGGATATTATTGCGGAAGCATTACACCACTGCCTTCCGTTTATGAAGAATATCAGGTACAGTGTTTCAGATATATTGGAGCGGAAGAAAATCAGCTCAATATCCTCACTTTGGACGAAGTTCAATATGTTTGTGATTGGATTATCGAACAGGATGAAAATGGCATTTTTCCGCGTATCACGGGCAAAAGAATAATTTCCGTTGAACCGTTACCGTTCAATCCTCAAGCGGCAGGGAGAGACGTAGAAACAGGATTGTGGAAATATATTTTTACTCTGCGTGTCACGTATCAAAATACCGCAAAGGGACGTTGTGTAGATGAATAACGGTGTAATAATAAAACTTAGCGAAAATGATTTTTTGAAAATCGTGGACAATGATAGTTTCGGTTTATTTGTTGCACAGGAATGGAAAAGTTTGATAAGCCCATTTACGCCGAGAAGAGAAGGTATACTTGAAGATACTGCGAGGGTTAACCCGTGGGAAATAGAGTATGGCTCTTTCAGCAATGACCCCAATACTGCCCCTTATGCGGCATATGTGTACTATGGGGATAAATTAAATTTTCGCAAAGATAACAATGTGTTTGCGACAAGTCATTGGGATAATGCGGCGATCAATGCGAAACAAGATGATAAACTTATAAGAGCCGCACAAAAATTTATAGATAGGAGATAATTATATGGCTTTTAATGAATTTGCAAGCCCGACCGTAGAGACCGAACGGTTGAAACTGTATATTGACATCGGAACGTCTGAAGATTCTCCGACTTGGGAACTTGAGGGACGAGGTGTTGCAAACAATTCTATTGATACAGGTGTAGACGTATCGAATGACCCTGACGTGTTGGGCATTATCGACGTTACAGTAAGCAAACCTAAGCCTACAATGGAAATGGAATTCAAAATCAGAAAAGGCACTTTGCTGGGAGAAAAAGCAATTGAAAGTTTTCGGACACGCACGTGCGCGCTTGAAAATCAGACTGTATTGCTGAAATATGAATTCCTTGACGCTGGAACGGCGGGGAGCGGAAATGCCACAAACTGCAAGGCAGACAAAGAGACAGAATGCACGATTGTGTTGACGAACATTGCCGCCGAAGCTGGCGGATATATCACTTGTACGGCGACACTGTATTTCTCTAACAAACGCACAGAGGGATATATGCCGAAAGTGGACGCGTCCCCGATTACGTGGACAGAGGGACAGCCCGCTTGACAAAATGCGGCGAAATTCGCCGCTTATATGGCAAACTGGATTAGCGGGGTTCAATTCCCCGCATTGCCTTAACGAAGGGAGAAAATTAAAATGGCAGAAAAAATTGTAGTAAATTCAGGATTGAAAGAGTATGAAATCTATTTCGAGGATAGAAACGAAAGTGTCACAATTGCATTCAATCCCGCTGACACTGGATTGGCAGTAAGATTCAAAGACCTTGAGCCGCGAGTAAATAAACGGCTGGAAGGGCTGACCGATATTGAATTGGATGATAACGGTAATCCAAAAGATTTGTCATTTACAAAAAACATTGAACTTGTAAACGAAGCGTTGAGTGAGGAACTTGACTGGGCTTTCGGAAACAAAATCAGTGATAAATTGTTCAGCAAATGTGATCCGCTTTCTTCGTGCAATGGCGAATATTTTGTTGTACAGTTTATTCGGAGAATGACTCCAGTTATTAAAGCAGACATTGAACGCGAAAATAAAGCCATTCAAAAGCATATGAAGGGGTATGTAAGATGATTTCATTGCCGCCAGTATACGCGGAATTTGGGGGCAAAAAATACGCCATACGAAACAAAGGGAATTGGTACGATGTTTACCGTTGCATTTGTGCGATGAATGATGATGAACTTGACGACCAAGAAAAATGGTTTGTGGCTTTTCGGATATTTTTCCCGCGCAGTGATGAAGTGAATACCGAAGAATACCCGAAAGACGTGCTTTTCGGGGAAGATATTTCAGACGTTGAATCTGCAATGAAATATATTTCGTGGTTTATCGATTGCGGGCAAAGCACAAACGACGATATTCCTAAGAAAACAAATTCATCCACAGGTTTTTCAATTTCATTCTTTCAAGATATGGATTTGCTGGTCGATTCTCTTAATAACGCAAAAGATAGAGATATTCGACTGACGTATGAGCATTGGTGGACATTTGTGGGAGATTGCGCGTCACACAATCCAACAGGGCTTTATAAAAACGTGATTGAAGTGAGATACAAATTGCAACACAATCAAAAGCTCGATGAATTTGATAAAAAAATCCTTGAAAATCACAGAAACCGCGTAATATTGAGAAAGCATGATGACTGGCTGGACGGTGAGGATTGATGGCAAAGGTAGTTATACCTGTATCGCTTGATACAAAAGAGGTAAAACAGAATACACGCACTATAAAGGGAATGATGAAATCACTTTCAGGCGCGACAGAGGAAGCAGGCGGGCAGTTTGAAAAAGCCTTTGCCAAAGGCGGGGCAAAAACCGCGAAACTTGTAACTGATCTGCAAAAAGCGAATGTAGAAGTGAAAAAGCAAGCAAATCAACTGGCAGAATTGAAGTCTCGCCTTGAAGATTTGAACACAGGAAAAGGGGAAGTAAAAAGCTCTGAAATAACCGCCTTGAAAAAAGAATTGTCAGAAGCTGAAAAGGCGGCAGAAAATACGGCGGCGCAGATGGACAAATTGTCCCTTGAGGCAGACCGTTTGCGTCAAACGTCTATCACTATTGACGGAGTAACAACAACGGCAGATCAAGGCAAATATGAAGCCACCACGGCACAACTTGACAAGCTGGGGGAAGAATACCAACAGTTACAAGCAAAAGCGGAAGCGGCAAGGCAAAAATTGCAGGAAGCAACGGGAGAGACCACGCGCCGCGAAATCGAAACAACAAATAGAAAGATTGAAGAAACTTCGGCAAAACTTGAAAAAGCAAAGGCGACTGCTCAATCAACGGGGGAAGCGTTGAAAAACTCCACGAAAAAATCTATTCCCGCGTTAGATAGTTTTTCGAAACGTGTAGGCACACTTGCAAAGCGAGTATTTGTTTTCACCGTAATTGCAAAAGCCTTTAATGCGTTAAAAAATCTTTTTATGAAATCCGCTCAAGGGAGCGAGAAATTTCAAGCGGCAATGGCGCAATTAAAGCAAAGCCTGTGGGCGATTTATTCCGTGATTTACCAATATGTCATGCCTATTGTGATGAAAGTAATGCAAGTAATAAATCGTCTTGCGCAAAATGCCGTGAAAGTGCTTGCAAAATTGCTCGGAAAGTCTACTCAAGAATTGCTCAATAACGGCAAGGCATTGGAAAAACAGACGAACGGAGCAAAAAAAGCCACAAAGCAATTAGCGGCGTTTGATGAAGTACAGACAATCAGCTCTGGAAGCAAAGAGGATTCGGGAACAACGTTCAAAGCGGAAGAAGTCTCCGCAGAGGTAAACAATGTGCTTGATGCCATTCTCTTGGTTGCTGGTGGGGCAATGTTTGTAATTGGTTTGTTGCTTGTATGTACTGGCGTTGGAATTGGAATCGGAATTGGCTTGATGATTGCCGGAATTGCTATTCTTGCAGTTGAAATAATGAGTATAGATTGGGATAAAATGCCCGAAGATATAAAGCAAACATTAACGTATATAGCCGCTATTGCTGGTGGTTTTATGTTGGTGCTTGGTTTGATTTTGCTCGGTTCTGGGCATATTGGCTTGGCAGTGGGGTGTCTTATTGCTGGCGTTGCGTTGATTGTCGCGGCTGTGGCTTTGAACTGGGATTCTATCAAAGAAAAATTGCAGGGTACGCTTGGAACAATTATGGCAATTGTGGGCGGTTTCCTTTTGGTGCTTGGAATTATTCTTTGCTGTGTAGGTGTAATTCCTCTCGGTATCGGAATGATTATTGCGGGCGCCGGTTCGTTGGCGGCTGTAATTGCGGCGAACTGGGACGCGATTGTCGGTTTTGTAAAAGACGTCTGGAACGCGATAAAGGATTTTTGGAATAAATATATCGCAAAAATTTTCACGGCTAAATTTTGGGGCGATTTGTTTACAAAAATCGGAATTGGAGTTAAAAAAGGCTTGAAAGCCGTGCTAAACGGTATGATATGGCTGATAAATAAGGCAATTGACGGATTGAACCTTTTGTTGCTTCCTATACGTGGGCTGATTTCAGGAATTGCAAGTGTATTTTCTTGGATTGGCGGCGGTGAATCGGTCGGGCTTGATGTAATTAAAATCCCTCATATTCCGCAACTTGCAAAAGGCGCGGTTATCCCCGCCAATCGTCCGTTCCTTGCTAAACTTGGTGATCAGAAAAACGGCACGAATATTGAAGCACCGTTGGAGACTATCAAGCAAGCTGTAATGGAAGTACTTTCGGAGCGCGGCGACAACAGTAATCAAACTTTCGTTATCGAACTTGACGGGCGAGAAGTCGGACGCACTTTCGGTAAAGCTATCGCCACGGAACAAAAAAGGGCTGGAAAATCCTTTGTAAAGAATAAGGTGGTATTCGGATGACAACGCTCGATGTAGTAAAAATAGGCGGTAAAAAATGGGGCGTGCGTGTCCTATCCATTGAAGAAAATTTTAACATTCTCGATACCGATAACGCAGGGAGAGTAATTCAAGACGGCGCGATGACGCTTGACAGAATAGGCACGTTTTATGGGCATAAGGTGACTTTTGCCCGTTCAACTGCCACCATCGACGAATATGACAAGCTGTTCAATTATTTGGCATATCCTCGCAATGACGGTATACAGATCGAAATTGTACACGATCAAACAACTATAAGCTATCGTGCGTATATTGCAAGTGGTTCAAGGAAATTGCAAAAAATAGAATCAGACGGGACAGTTTACTGGGATTCTATGTCTATTTCTTTTGTTCCTATGAAAGCACAGGTGACACCGTGAAAGGCGTATCTATTACATATGGTGACTATGATGTCACTGCAAAGGATAAGGCAACATTTACGGCGGAAACGCCTGCGTTTTTCTGTAATGTGGATTATCTGAAAGATTATTCGGGACTTGAAACTTCATACGGCGATCCGTTAGACTATGTCACAGTATTCTTGGATTCTAAAACAGAGCCATTTCCTGACAATCCTTTGAGCCATAATATTGGTTTTTTTAGCTCTGAAAAGGTAGGGAAAAACGGATTAGGAGTTAAAAGCACAATTACTGTTACTTTTAATTCCGAAGTGAAAAGCAGAGGAATAACTATGACTTTTGATACTGCTTCAAACGGCTTGCCTATCTTGCTACGTGTTGCATTGTATCAAGGGGAAACATCTGTTTTCGTGAAAACCATTGCAAGAAAAAATATTAAAAGTAATCCAGTTGCGTTTGAATTTGACGAAAGTACATCTTATGATAAAGCAAGTTTTATTGTAACTGGCTGGGATATTCCTTTAGCGCGTCAACATATCCAGTCTATTGATTTTGGTATTGGATATGTGTTTACGCCCGAAATGTTGCGAGATGTGAAAGTAATTCAAGAAATTTCGCCTATAAGTGCGGAACTTCCCGCAAATGCAGTCGATTTCAAAATGTTCGCGGATGGGAATTATAATTTTTCCGCGCGTCAGCCTGTTTCCGTTCATTTCAACGGTGAATTGATTAACACGGGGCTGATAAAATCATTTACAAGGCGCAGTAAAAACGAATGGTCAGTAAAGACCGAAGATTATATTTCCGCGCTTGATAACGGTTCGTTTTTGGGGGGATTGTATTCTGATGTTTTGGCGTCCGAAGTGTTGACAAAGATTTTCACGCAGATGTCAATCCCTTATGAAATTACATCGGATTTTGCGGAAGCTAAAATTTCGGGATATATTCCGATAAGTACCTGCCGCGAAGCTGTACGACAGATTTGTTTTGCTATTGGTGCGGTTGCTTCTACTGCTGGGGAAAGCGGTGTAAAAATCTATAAACTTCCCACGGCTGAAACTACGGTTGGGCTTGACCGTATCATGACGGGACAATCTGTTTCGGAAGATGATCCAGTAACTCAAGTTTCGGTTTCTGCGCATGAGTATTCTCCGATTGAAGATGAAGAAAAGTTGTTTGAGGGAAACGCGGGGGAAAATATTCTTGTAACTTTCTCTTCACCTATGCACAGTCTTACAATTACAAACGGTACAATATTGACAAGTGGCGTTAATTATGCTATACTTAATGCAGAAAATAATTGTACCTTGAATGGTAAAAAATATGCCGATAACGTAATAACTTATGTTAAAAAAGTGCCTGACGCCGTGGGAGAAAATGAGCTTGAAATCACAAACGCGACACTGGTAAACATGGAGAACGCGGAATCAATTTTGACACGTGTATATGACTATGCGATACTTAATAAAAAAGTTGATATGCGCGTTAGAATAGGCTCAAAGCCCGTCACTTACGGAAACGCTAAATATGGGTTCGCAAAGTACGGCGGACGTATTGCCGATTCTGCCGTAAATGTTGGAGATATTATAAATTCCGATACAGAATATCAAGGAGCAATAAAAGGCAGAATAATTTCTACACGGTATAATCTAAACGGTGGTATTATTGTAAAGGATTGCGAGGTGCTGTCATGAGTGAATGGGTAACGGGGCGCACCGAATCAGATGTGGACGCGGCAAAAGCGCTCATGGCAGAAATACGGAATAATATCCGAACGGATTCCACTTGGAGCTTGGATAATCTTACTTTATCGCAGAAAATCACAATCAACACGGGAATGTTGAATTCCGAAGTGATTTCGCGGATATGGAATGATACACTCACACTGAAAGAAAATCTTGAAGATAACGGGTATTATCCGAAAGATATTAAACAGCCGTTTGTGTATGATGAAACGCGCCCCGAATCTTTGCGGGAGGGGTACGAACAATTTTTGATCAACGCGCAAAATATGCGTGTTGCTTTCTTCGTACTTTCTTCCACGCCTTTAGCCCCTGATTATGTTTACGGGTTTTCGGAAATGAATCAAATTGAAACGATATTCCGCGATATTGAGAATGAATGGTATGTCATGAATGCCAATATACGAGAGTGCGGAACATTTGAATGCGGGGGATAATATGAAAGAATTTATTGACAAGACCACCACGCAAAGCGGCACGAAGATTGACCGTGCGGCAATGATGGCTGTACAGGGATTTGAAGCAAAGACAACTATCATGAAATCAGACGGAAGTATTGAGGAAGCCAATTCAGCAGGGGAAAAGCTGACAACGAAATTTGAAGGTAATAAAGTGATTGAAACGTTTGTAGGCGTGAAAACGATCACGAAAACCACGACTTTCAATGCTGACGGCAGTATTTCGGAGGTGCTTTCATGAGCTGGGCTGAAAGAAAGATTGCCGAAAACAGCACGCTCGGAACGTCTGCTTTTCTTCCGCTTGATAAAGTGATTAAAGGCTCGTTTTTGGATATGTGGCGGTTTGTTGGTGGAAGCTCGGTAACTGGCGAGATTTTCAAACAGACAGATTTGCAAGATACTACAATAAAACCTGTTTTGGGTGGTTCGATCTATGCAACGGATAATCTTTCAGTACATGACACGGAAGCCTTTGTAAACGGTTTAAAAGTAGGAACTATCCCTATGTTTATTACCTTCAAACGCGGGGACGTTATTACAATCACACCAAAGCAGACACCTTCGGGAAGTAAATTGACGATTTCGGCGAATGTAGTATTGAATATCGCCACGGAGGTGGATTCATGAGTTGGGGAGAAATAAAGTTGTCAATCAATAGTACGCTGGGGACAAACGATTTTAAATCCCTTGACAAGCTGACATATGATTATGCAAGGCTTGTAAAATTGCATTTTGTTGTTAATAACTATACAACAGCAAATTCCCGTGTAATAATTCAAGGGAACAAATTCAGAATGAATTTCGGTGGGGAAGTCGGAATACAATCTCCGACTGCTATTATAAACGGGATTGAAAAGAATGGTATACAAACAGCGGCAGGGGGAGCGCCGAATTATTTTTACACGTATAATGTGGAAGCTGGGGACATTGTAGAAGTAACTGGGAAAACAGTTGTAGATATATATGCAAAGCCCACTTTCGATTTGGAGGGATGATATGTTAGACTGGACAGACAAGCAAAACGGCGTTGATACTATTGACGCAGACGATATAAATTCCGTTGCCCACGTTGTGGAAACCTTGGAAACAGATTCAACGGCAATGAAAACCGATATTGCGGAATTGAATAAACTTCCTGCAAAAGTGTCCGCACTCGAAGCAAAAGAAACTATTTTTGCAAATGCTCTGCAAGGAAATAAAACAGGTTCAGTTATTTCTATGATTGATGTTTCTCCTATTGAACACGTTTTAGAAATATCTTTGAATGTTCAAGAATCTGTGACTGTCATGCGATGTGGGAAAAACCTTTTTGACATTGAAAACATGGAGAGCGGGACAATTAACTCTACAACGGGAGCATTGCAAAACGAAATCAATTCTTCACGAAGTACCGATTATATTCCTATTATGCCAAATACTACGTACACGTGGAGCGGGTTCGTGGGCGCGATTCGTACACACTTTTATGATGTCAATAAAACATGGATTTCATCCTCAAATACCAATGTGAACGTGCATTTCGTTTCTCCCGCTACGGCGTATTATATAAAGTACTCCAAAGGCACGACAGTGCCTGTTATGCAGACGTATAATATTCAGCTTGAAATTGGCTCGGAGGTTACGGATTTTGAATCGTTCAAAGGGTTTGCGCAATACAATTCCGAAACAGACGGAACGGTTAACAATGTGAAAAGTCTGTATCCGTCTACGATTCTTTTCACGCAAAACAGCGATGTAGTTATTTCGTGCAAATACAATCGCGACATCAACAAAGCATTTGCGGCTCTTGAAGCCGCAATCGTAAATAGTTAAAGGGGGATTATTGTGTATCAAATTATAAAAAATGTGATTGAACGTGGGGATTATGACCTTACAGCAATTCTGAAAAAGATTGATACTTTGTGGGCAAGTGAAAAGCTGACGGATATTCAGTATAACGAATTGCTTGACCTTGCAAGAGGTGGAGCAAGCGTAAACAATTCCGAAATTGTAACAAAGCTGAACGACCTTGAAGCCCGTGTTCGCGCATTGGAAGAAAAAGGCGGAACAACCAAAACAGACGAATACCCCGAGTATGTTGCGGGCAAATGGTACTATCGTGACGACAAATGCGCATTTGAAGGGGGAAATTACAAATGTATTGCACCTGTCGGAATTGTGTGCGTGTGGTCGCCTGTGGAATATCCCGCATACTGGGAGGCGGTGTAATAAATGGTAAACGAATTTATCAATGAATACGGCATGACAATTCTTTATACCGTGTTGACCGCTTTAGCTGGTTATCTTGGAATTATCGCAAAGAAATATTTTCAAGAATGGCTTGACACAAAAGAGAAAAGAGCGGTTGCCCGTGATTGCGTGAAATTTGCTGAACAGGTATATAAAGACCTACACGGCGAGGAAAAGCTGAATAAAGCACTTGAAGCCGCTGAAGAAATGCTTTCCGAAAAAGGTATTCAAGCAACGGCGCTTGAAATGCGGGTATTGATTGAAGCCGCTTTGGCAGAATTCAACAAAGCCTTTGAAAAAGGGGGCGAGAATGTTGATAGAGCGGAAATTTCTGATTGAAAATGATACCTATAAAAATCCCGTAAAAATCAAGCCTGAATATATTATCGTTCATTCTACGGCGTGCGGATATAGAAACAAAGACCAGCTTTTCAACGGATGGAATAAGTCGGGAAAACTTTCTGTTCATGGAATGGTAGACGATACAGGAAGTTATCAGACTTTGCCGTTGAACTATCTCGGGTGGCACGTGGGGAGCAGAGGAAACGGAAAAACAATCGGTTTTGAAATCTGCGAACCGAAAAACATTGTCTATGCAAACGCCAATCACACAAAGGTTGATTCGAACGCATACCGCCCCGAAGAAAATTACATAGATTTTGAATTGCGATACCGAAATGCGGTTGAACTGGCGGCATATATGGCAAAAGAAACAGGAATCCCTGTTGACCATATTGTTTCGCACAAAGAGGGCTGGGATTTGGGAATTGCGTCAAATCACGGAGATCCTGACCAATGGTGGAAGCTGTTTAATAAAGACATGGACACATTCAGGCAAGACGTAAAAGCTAAACTTTCCGAAGAAGGAAGAAAACCGAATCCCGTCACGGGCGGTGAAATTTACCGCGTACAGGCTGGCGCATTTACTTTTAAGGCGAATGCCGACAGATATGTTGAAAGGCTAAAAAAGGCTGGTTTTGACGCTATTGTGAAGAAATCTATGATGAAATACAAAGTCCAGTGTGGAGTATTTTATAACAAAGAAAATGCCGAAAAGCTGGCAAATAAATTGAAAGAACACGGGTTTCCTGCCGTGGTGGTAAAATGAAATGGTAGAAGCGCACACGCATCCCGAACTTGTATCTCAAGACCAATGCGAAAAAAGGCGGTCGCAGATTGAAAAAGATTATGACGATCTCGCTTTGAGAGTGGAACATTCGGAATTGTTTGACGCGAAACAGGGCGAGAAAATTAAAACTCTGTTTACATTTGTTAAATTTTTGTCAGGTATTGCGGCGACAGTGCTTGCCGCTCTGATAGGATTGATTATTAAGGGGGCTTTAGGGCTGTGAATTGTGAATCTTGTAAAGAAATAGCTGAAAATGGCAAAGCAAAAGTAGAGGAATCTTTTGCAATGAAACTGCTGAAAGAGACGCAGAAAACCTCAAAACGCTGGTTTGTCGCGTGGATTATCACATTTATTGCTTTTTTGGCTTTGATTTCGGGAATTATCTATTTTGTGATGACAAGCGAAATTGAAGTAAAAACCGTAGAAGTTGACGCGCAAAACGGAATAGCTACGTATATTGGAAATGACGATAACGGAGATGTTGCAAATGGCACGTATTAAGTCAGTAGAATTCAAAAGCAAGCCCAAAGCAAAGACGCGCACGAAAAGAAAAGTCAAAATCTCAAAAGTAAAGATTCGTAAAAGGAAGTGACGCCGTGTACAAGTTTGATTTTTCTTTCGATGAATATCAACGGTTTTTGAATCGTTGCCCATTCACCGAAGAGGAAATACAAATTCTCGGAATGAGACGCAGAGAAAAGAGCATTTCACAAATTGCTTTAGAACTGAATCTTTCCGAGCGCACGGTTTCACGGTATATAAAATCAATCTGTAAAAAGATTAAAAAAGAAATTTAATATCTTCGGACATTCTGCGATAGGCAGACACCTCCTTTCTTTCCCTCCCACGGTTCCTGACGTGGGAGGGCTTTTTATTTTGGCGGGAATGTGGCAATCATGCGGCGAGATTTGTATTTGAATCTTTGATATAATGGAATCAGAAAAGGGGGATTGAATGAACGATATTTTAATAGCGGCACTGCAAGCAAAATATAACATGGAATGGACGGAAGCGGTCGAAAGAGTTTGCGACGCTAAAAATTCAGGCAATCTTTCGGAATTATATCAATGTATGCTGATGAAATTTCTTGAGGAAGTGAAAGACAATGTATAACGCTCAAAATATGCCTTATTTTTACGGTTACGGCAGAAACATGAATAATTATATTCCGAATCAGCAAATGCCTTTAATGGGGCAAAATCAAGGGCTTACAAGGGTAAACGGATTAGAGGGTGCAAAGGCGTATCAGGTTGCGCCGCGTGACACCGTTGCTTTGTTTGACGGAAACGACGATATTTTCTATGTGAAATCTGCCGATGATGGAGGATTCCCGACAATTAAAGCATACAGGTTTGCCGAAATTGATTTGACGGGGGCAAAGCCTACAAATGATTATGTGACAAAAGCGGAATTTGAAGAATTAAGAAAAGAGGTTCAGAGTTATGCCGAGCAGTCTGTTTCAAAATCAAGGGCTAAATCCTCAAATGATGTCAAGGATTAAAGGTATCATGCAGAATATGAACAGCCCGGAAATGCAAATGGTTATGCAAATGACAAAAGGGACAAGTCCTAAACAGCTGGTAACGAATATGTGCAAACAAAGGGGAATCGATGTAAATAGTCTCATGGAGCAGATTAAAAACAGTTAGTTGTTTTCGGTTTCCAGTGCGCAGGGGAATCGTTACAAAATAATTTTTAAGGTGGAAATATAATATGGACAATGGTTATTCTTTGGGCGATCTTGCCGCTGTAACACGTTCGGAAAACGGCGGTTTCGGCGGTATGGGTTCAGAGGGGCTGTGGGTTTTTGCTTTGCTGATCCTGCTGTTTGGCGGTGGCGGTTTCGGTTTTGGTAATAGACAGCCTATTACGAATGGCGAACCTGTTACGGAATCAGGGTTGTGTAATGCTATGAATTTTAACAACCTTGAAAATGCAGTCGGAAGATTGAGCGACAGCCTTTCATCCGATTATATGGGATTGCAGAATGGTATTTGTAACCTTGGTTACGAAACTCTCCGCAATTTCAACACAACTCAACAGCAGTTGGCTGAATGTTGCTGCACCACCCAGCGCGGCATAGACAGCGTTAATTACAACGGTGCAATGAACACCGCCTCTATTAACGCAAACACAACGGCGCAGACACAGAAAATCCTTGACGCTATTAACGGTAATAGAATGGCTGATATGCAGAATCAGATCAATCAGCTTCAATTGCAATCGGCGATGTGCGGAGTAGTGCGCTATCCGACAACGTACACATATAACGCAGGAAATTCCCCGTTCTGCGGTGGCAATACTTGCGGTTGTATGTAATGACAATATGATTGTTTCCGCTTTAACAGCGTGATTAAAGCCCTCCATGGCAAACGCTGTGGAGGGTATTTTTTATTCAGCAATTCGGGAATCCCGAACAAATTAGGAGGAAAAGAAAATGGCTTGTAAAAATACTTGTAAACTTTGTAAAAATCTCATTATTTCCACTGATGTGGTTTTTAATGCGACTTTGGGGAACTTGTATATTCAAATCCCCGAAGGTAATTATAACGAATGTCAGAAATATTGTATTGTCGTAGCACAGACCATTCCAACAGATACCACAATCGGCGCACCTGTTTATATTCAAATGGGAACGGGGAACGCATATCCTCTGCAAAAGAGAAACTGTACACAGGCAACGGCGTGTGCTATCCGTTCACGGACGAAATATAGCACGGTAGTCAAAACGGATTCTACTGGTGGCGTTTTCCGTCTGTGTGGGGATGTGGCGTGCGCACCTTCCAATAATTTGGCGGCGATTTCGTGACCAACCAAAACGAAAACAGCCAATTTGAATTTCTTGACATAATAACCGTTGTATCTTTCATTATGCAGTTGCAAAATCAATCAAAACTTTTCGGGTTGCATGATGTGCAAGAGGATAATAATAGAATATCGTCGGAAATTCATAAACACCTCGAACAGCAGGACAAAAAAATCGATAAGATATTGGAGCTGATAGGCAATGAAGAAATTTGAAAAAATGCTTTGCCATATTGCGGAAGAATTAGACGGCGCGTGCGAGTACGCCGAAGATTATGTTGGAGAGAAAATGAAAGGCAATGTCGCCAAAGCACAAAAATTCCGTGAAATGGCAACGCAGGAAATGCAACACGCCGCGAACTGGTATGACTGGACGGAAAAATACAGCGAGGAATTAAAAGCGATTATGCCCTTGTCTGCCGAAGATTCCGAAGAATGGGAAAAATGCCGAAAGAAATATGCTGAAAAAACCGCAATCATCAGGTATATGCTTGACCGATGAAAAAGGAACTTGAAAAAGAATTATCCGCGCTTTTGGCTGATGAAAAATTGTCTTGGGACAAATGCCAGCGCATGGCGATAATCTACGGGGCATTAAAGGCGATTTCTTCCTATCAAGGTGAAATTATACCTTTAGAAACAAAAACGCAAAATAAAGGCAATTTTGAAGCGGATAAAGAGTTGTGGGACATTTTACCCGCATTGTCGGAATATCTTTCGGTAAAGCAAAAATACCGTGACGGAACGGCGGGCGAAAAAGATATTACACACTATGCTGAAAAGCTGGTAGTTGAAATAAACGAATTTATTGTAGTATTGAAAGCGCACGCTGTGGAATCCGAGCGGGAAATATTTGCAAGAATAAAATAAGAAAAGCCCTTCCGTAACTGGAGGGGCTTTTCTTATTAAGGATATAAGAAAGAAGAGGTATACACACAAACAAACCGTGCATTTATATAGTACCATATCTCTGTGAAAATGTCAATAGAAATGTGAAAATAAAAATCTTTTGAAAAATATTAAAAAAGTTTCAAAAAAGTATTGACAACGTAGCAACTTTGTGGTATGATAGTGACAACAAAGGAAAGAGAGGAAAACAAAATGAAAAAAATCACATTCAAGCCGTATATTGTTACGGTGAAGGACAAGCAAGGCGAGACGCGCAGGCTGATTGTAGAAGTTCCGTCAGTTAAAGCCGCAAAAAGTGCTGGATATTCTTCCTATTTGGAAGATAACCCGCACACATTCCGAGAGGATTTGAAAATCACAGTAGAACCATATGTCGGGCAATGGGAGGTGTAAAAATGCAAAAGATTCTCGGTGCTGTTTTGGTACTTATAGGAATTTCAAGCATGGTTATGTTTAAAGATGCGACATCTGCTTTTGTGGTAATTCCTATTGGAATTTATGCCATTGCAACAAAAGAAAATATAATGGGAAAGGATGAATGAAATGTATTGTTGTGATTGCAAGGGAACGTTTGAAGAATCTGAAGCCATGGAAATGTGGGAATATGATGACACGCGAGACGAAGATAGTAAAAGCTATTATGCCGCTTGTCCGTTTTGCGGAAGTGCAAGAATTGAAAGTAGTGATGAATGCGATAAATGCGGAAAAGAAAAGGGTATAAGCGAGTTTAAATGCGGTTTGTGTAGTCATTGTTATGAGGAAACAATCAGCGACTTTAAGGAAATGTTTTCAAAGTCTGAAATCAATGCTATAAAATGGGCGTTTGAAAACGATTCGGAGGTGTTCAATGGCTAATTTTGATTCAGGCGTTGCGAACTATGTGGAAGCCACGGCAACAGTAAAAGTTTATTTCCCCGTGGACTTCCGCGGCGTTCCTGATATTTCATGTAAGCAGTGCCCCTTTTTGGGAAGCAATCAGAGAATATGCCAATTAAACAAAATGATTGTGGCATATCCTGAAAAATTTGTCGGGCAAAATTGCCCTTTGGAGGTGAAAGAATGAATATCAAAAGACGAATGTACAAAAATGGAAACGGAGGAAGCAAAAAAATTACATTTCCTGCTTTTTTGCTAAAAATCGCGGAAATGGAAAACTGCGAAACGGTAAAGGTAGAAGTTGGAAAAGGCGAAATAAAATTGATTAAGGATGTGAAAAAATGCAATTCAGAGATTTAACTGCCGCCGATATTGAAGTAAGGGTGCAAAGCGTAAAACAAAGTGGATTGATTCTTTTGCTTTATAAAAATGCTCGTACAGATATGTCAATCCTTGATGAAACAGTAGGCGTGGAAAACTGGCAAGACAAATTTTATGAAGTCAAAGGCATTATGTTTTGTTCAATCGGCATAAATTCAAATTACAAAAATCCCGAACTTCCTGACCGCTGGGTATGGAAATCAGACGCAGGGACAGAAAGCAATCAAGACGCAGAAAAAGGAAACGCCAGTGACGCAAGGAAAAGGGCGGGCTTTGCGTGGGGAATAGGCAGAGAGCTTTATACAAGCCCGCTGATTTGGGTTATGCCAGACAAATGTGACATACAGAACAACAAATGTTACGACCGTTTCGCAGTTGAAAAAATCGCCATTGAAAACAAAAAGATTGTCGGACTTTCAATTATCAATAATTCGATTAAGGCAGACAATATAAAAGACAAACGGTGCTTTGTATGGAGTTTGAAATAAGAAAAGAAACCGCCTTTATAATCCTCGGTCAGGCAATAACATCATTAGAAGATGGGAAAGCCTACACGGTGGAGATTAAAGAGAAAAAAGAAAAACGAAGCCGTGAAGCGAATTCCTATGCGTGGGTATTGCTTGACAAACTTGCCGCAAAAATGCACATACCGAAAGAGGATATTTACAGAGAGCTTATAAAAAATATAGGTGGTAATTCTGAAATCGTATGCGTACAAAATAAAGCGGTAGAGAGATTACGGGCTGGCTGGAAGCAAAACGGCATAGGGTGGGTGTCTGACACATTTGAAAGCAAAATACAAGGCTGTACAAATGTAATTTTATATTATGGTTCATCAACTTATGATTCGGCACAAATGCACAGACTGATTGACCTTATTGTGCAGGAATGTGAACAACAGGGAATTGAAACCATGACAAGGGAGGAACTTGCAATACTGAAATATGAATAGTATTATTTAGGGAAACGAAAAAGGAAAATGTTTTATTTGCGGAAGGTATTGCCACACCGAGGAACATCACATTTTCGGAGGTGGAAACAGACAAAAATCTGAACGGCTTGGGCTTAAAGTAGATTTGTGCCATAATTGCCACAATGAACCTCCGAACGGCGTTCATTTTAACGCAGAAAACGATAGGAGGTTGAAAGCAAAAGGTCAGAAAGCGGCAATGCTGGCGTACCATTGGACTATTGAGGATTTTATAAACGAAATCGGAAGGAATTACATATAAGAAATGATTTTGATTTTATGGTGAAGTTTATTAAGAAAAATAACTCGAAAGGCAGAAATGTATCATATATAAGTGACATTAAAATCTCCCATTCGTACGGAAATAATAAAAATCCAGTAGTGGTGATAAAAGTAGCACCCGAAAGGATAAAATCATCTTTCAAAAGTGACTATATTGCCGTGGGATATGATGAAAACAATGTGAACAGGCTTTATTTTGCACCAGCCGATTCCTTTAACGGCTTTTCGTGTTGTCATTCAGAAAGAGAAGAATGGTATAAAGTGCAGATTGTGAAGCCAAAAGAAAGAATCCCGAACATTGAAAATTTCAACGGCGGGTATACATTGCATTATGATGAACAGGAAGGGGCTTATTACATCGATAATGAAAAAAGATTCACAATGTGAAAAGATACTCGCATACATCCATGAAAATGGGTCAATAACGCCTTTGGACGCTTTAAGGGAATTCGGGTGTATGAGACTTGCAAGCCGCGTAAATGACCTAAAACGTGCGGGATATGCGATAATTTCAGAAATGGAAACAAAAATAAATAAACATGGGGATATTGTGAGATATTCCCGGTACAGAATGGAGAATTAATAATGAATAATATTTGTATCACAGGAAGATTGACATCTGACCCTGACGTGCGCACCACACAAAGAGGGATCGCTGTAAGTATGGCAAATATCGCCGTTGACCGTGATTATAAAACTACTAACGGTGAAAGAATTGTAGATTTTATTCCATGTGTATTTTGGCGCGGATTGTCCGACTTTGTAAGTAAGTATTTCAAAAAGGGCGATATGATTGCCGTTGTAGGTTCGCTTGAAAGCCGAAAATATAAAGATAAAGACGGCAACAACCGCACCGTGTGGGAAGTTAAAGCGGACAAAGTAAATTTCTGTGGTGGGAAAAAGGAAGCTCCACAGGATAATACACAGGCTTTTGAAAATGTTTCGGAAGCCGATGACGATGAAGACTTGCCATTTTAATGCTTGACTTTTTCAAAAATATGTGGTATAATAATTTATATCAAAGGTTGTTATTCGAGTAGCAGTCGGATAACGGCTAAAACAGAATAACAACCGCATTTTCCGTGTGTTTTGGGTACTGCTACTACTTAAAGCACACGGATTTTGTTTGTAAAAAGAATGGTGATTGAAAAATGGATAAAATTGGAAGAATAAAAGATGAAAATTATTATCAAATACAAGGCTGGATGCTCAACAGATTGAATTTGAGTGGCACCGACCTGTTAGTGTATGCTATAATATATGGATTTTCACAGGACGGTGAAAGCGAATTTACTGGAAGCATCAATTATTTATGTGAATTCACAGGCACAAGCAGACCGACCGTAATAAAGAGCCTGAAATGTTTATGTGAATCTGGGAAAATCGAGAAGCACGAAGAAATAAAAAATGGAGTAACTTTCAATAGATACAAAGCAAGTTTACAGGGGGTAAAGAATTTTAACTGGGGTAGTAAAGAAACTTTACTGGGGGGTAGTAAAGAAACTTTACCCAATAATAAAGAATCTTATAATAAAATTGATAGTATAGAAGATAAAGAAAGAAAGAAAGAGGGGGCGGAGGGGAAAAACAAAAATTTCTTTAATCGTATTCTTTCAAGCTATATACAAAATCCCGAAACGCTCCGATTGTTGGGTGAATGGCTGAAAGTGAGAAAATCAAAAAGGGCGGCAATGACGGATTATGCAATCCAATTGAACCTTGAAAAGCTGGATAAATTAGCAGAGGAAAGCAATTTGAGCGTTGATGATTATCTGAAAGAGGTTATTATGCGAGGATGGACGGCGTTTTACCCTATTAAATACCATAATGAAGAATCAAAGCCGAAAGAGGAAGAAACAAAGAGATGGGGAGGTATTTACCTATGAGCGAAATTGAATCGGCTGGAAACATTTTCAGTGGGATTTTAAGAGGGCATAAACCGAGTAAACCAATGACGCCAGAAGAAAAGGTAAAAATGAATGTTGACTGGTACAATAAAACCGAAGGCGAATTGAATGTGCTGGACGGGTACAACTGCCAAAGGTGCAAAAACAAAGGATTTATTGCCACGATAGATTCCGACGGATATGAAGTTTTGAAAGTCTGCCAGTGCAAGAGAATCCGAGAAACATTGAGCAGAGCCAAACGGAGCGGATTAGGTGATATTATCACGGACTTTACTTTCGATAAATTCATTGCTACGGAAGATTGGCAAAAAGATATGAAAACATTGGCAAAAGAATTTTGTGGGGATAATGAAAGCAAATGGTTTTACATCGCCGGTCAGATAGGAAGCGGAAAAAGTCATTTATGCACGGCAATCGCGGCATATTACATAAAAGCTGGATTTGAAGTAAAATATATGCTTTGGGCAGAGGAATCAAAACGGTTGAAATCAATCGTGAATGATTCAAACTACAGCAAAGAAATGGAAATATATAAGAATGTTGATGTGCTTTATATTGACGATTTTCTGAAAATCAGGAATGGGGAATCGCCTACAACCGCCGATATGAATTTGGCTTTTGAAATTGTGAATCATAGAATTTTGGGGAAAGATAAAGTCACGATCATTTCAAGCGAAAAGAAATTAGATGAATTGATGAAGTACGATGAAGCAACAATGAGCCGTATATATCAAAAGGCAGGGAAGTATAAAATCAGCATAGAAAAAGACCCGAAAAAGAATTACAGGCTGAAGTAAAATAGTAAACCGCACAGAGACGAACATTTTTCCACCGTTAAGGCGGTTAAGTGTGTTAAGGTGTGAAATTATACTAAAACACGGAAAACCGATTTAAAGGGCAATTTTGACCGATTTGCGCGTAAATGAAAATAAAGAATGGAGACGCAGAAAATGGAAAGAAATTACAACACAGAAACAATTAAAGATTTTGAAGGCGAAAAGGTGGATTTTGTGAATCATCCGAAGCATTACACTTTCGGGAAAATTGAATGTATTGATTATATCAAGGACAAGCTGACACCCGAAGAATTTCGCGGATATTGCAAGGGGAATATAATCAAGTATCTTTCAAGAGAGAGATATAAAAACGGAAACGAAGATTTGTCGAAGGCGTGCTGGTATTTGAATTATCTTTGCGAATATCTCAAGGGGGAAAGCAAATGAAAACGATTGAAAAAGAGTGCGTTGACTGTAAAAAGATGTTTACTGCACGGAGTAATGCCGCTTTGAGATGTGCGAAATGCAAGGTAGAAAATCGGCGAAAGATTGAGAAAAAATGCAGAGAAAAATACGGACAAAAGCAATACGTAAAATCAGCAAAGAAAAGATACATGACGGAATTAAAGAAAATGAAAGAAAAGAGACTGAAAGAAAATCCGAATTTCAAGAGTGTTTCGGAAATTGTAAAGGAAATTGAAGAATATAACCGTAAGAATGGAAAAAGACTGACATATGGAGAATATATAGCGTTGACAAATTGATAAAGCTATGGTATAATGGGGATAGAGAAATCTATCCCTTATTGGTGATTTTATGCAATTTAAAATAGACTATCCGAAGCCGAAAACGCTATGGACGAAGAAATACAGCCTTAATCGTTATTATTCGGGCGTACATTGGAGTGTAAGAAAAAAGGATGCTGATTATTGGCATTTACTCACTTTATCGGCGATACAAGGTTTAAAGCCTACAAATAAGCCTGTTATACTTACTTTTTACTTCAATGATGGTTTAGACATAAGCAATCACGCCGCTATCGCAAAAATGATAGAGGACGGATTAAAAGGCAGAATAATACCCGATGATAACCGTAAATGGGTAAAAGGTCACGAGTATTATTTCCACGATAAGGATTATATACTTGTAGATATAAGAGAGGTAGAATAATGACGGTTGTCAACAAACCCCCGGCAGAATTAAAGCCGTATGATAAAAATGCAAAAAAGCACGATAAAAAGCAGATTGCGAATGTTGCGGAAAGTATTAAACAATTCGGCTTTGTGCAACCGATAGTTTTAGACAAGGACAACAATGTTATAATCGGACATTGCAGACTTGAAGCGGCGAAGAAACTACACCTTGATGAAGTTCCGTGCGTTATGGCTGATGATTTAACTGATGAACAGGTTAAGAAATTACGCCTTTTAGACAACAAGCTGAACGAGAGCGACTGGGATATAGACCTCATAGC